CCGTAGGCAGCCGCCGGGACCGGCCACAGCTTGATCGTTGCTGTTGGATGCGCATAGTCGCACCACAGGATTTCCGGGAAATACGAGGTGACCAGCTTGTTGCTGATGATCCGGTAATCGTCGTACCCGACCTCGATGATGTTGTGATCGATGTTGGCCGCATCGCGAATCTGAGTAGAGAGAATGCGCGTGGGCCTGGTGCCGAGCGTGACGTACTCCTGATTGGCGACAGTCGTCGCGCTGATGACTGTCAGCGCGTACAGCATCGTACTGTCGAGTCCCCACGACTCGATCATGTCATTGAGCGCGACAAGACCATCCGCCGCATCCGTCGCGGATAGCGTCTGGTCGGCCGCTACCGCGCCATTCAGCAGCAGCGCGGAGCGGATGATGTCGTATGCCGTTGTCACGCCTTGATCTGCTCTGCTTGGCGAAACAGCGCATCCAGTGCCGTCTCGTCGAGACCCAGCACGGCGGCCATCGCCGCCACCGTCGGGCTATGCCTCTCGAACAACAGGGCATCCTGCCAGGCCAGTTTTGCCAGGGCATCTGTCACATCGGATGCCATCAACGCTTCGACCTGCGGCAGCAGCCCGGCCAGATGCAGTGCGGCTCTGGCCTGAAACCGACTGACCGCCTGCGGCACATCGGGCTTCGGCGCGATCCACTCTGGCAATTCAGGAGGCTTCACGGCTTTGAAATCCTTTCGGCTGAAACCGAATCGCTCGATCGTCGTATCGTCCTCGATGCGCCGCCAGGTCTGTGCGTCGTCGTCGCGCTCGAGGCGGTATAGGGTGCCTGCGAGCTGCTGCATGAACGCGGCTCGATCCTCCGCATTAAGCGAATCAACATCAGATTTGGTATTGATGATCACGGCAGCACCACGTGGTCTGCGGCGCCACGGGCCGAGACGCCGCTGCTCGAGAGCGTCGCAGAGTAGCTCCAGACCGAACAACGCGACCCGGAGTGCGAGCTGTCGGTCCAGTTGCCCCCGAACTGCGCGGCGTTTTCCATCTGGAAGGTCGCGCCGCGGCCTTGCGTATTGAATGCCCAGCTCGCTCCGGCGGACCCTCCACCAAACTCATCACCCCATGAATGCAGGCAGCCAGTGGCCTGCACAACACCCCAGATCGACGTAAATTTCTGATCGGACACCGTGCCGGCGTTGGTCGTGCCCAGCCCTGTGCTAACGGGGTCGTTACCTCTGGACGTGCCCTCGAGCACACCGTAAGCTGCGGCGGAAAATTCGGAATAGGTCAGCCAGCGTTTGCCGGCGCTGCGCAGCACCTCCATCAAATTCCACCAGTTTCCGTCCGGATAGGTTTTGGTGCCGTTGCCCCCGAGCGACGGCGGAATCTTTGGCGGTGAGGCGCCGTCAGCAATCGTTACGCCATTTTTCGAGGTGCCGTTGATGTGGTGATCGACCCCCAGCAGGTAGATGTCGCACCAGAATCCGCCCGCGACCAGGGCCATGCCGCGCGGGTCCGGGCAGGCGGGCCTCCACTTCAGATCCCAGCACGAATAGGGATTGATTGCCGGCGTGGTATTGCCGCCCTGGTAAAACACGAACTCGGTGTTGGCGACGTTCGTATCCGTCGTCCCGCGCGAGAGCGCCACGCCGACAGCAGGGTAATAGCTGGTCGCGCTGGCGACGTTACCGGACGAGCCGTTGAACAGGGCATCCGTGCCTGCAACGAACGGACTGCCGACCTTGGTCTTCAACGTGATATGCCCCATCGGCGAATGCCCCGATGGCGGTGCCGGGACGGCGGCCAATGCCGCCGCTTCGGTCGCATACCCGGCGACGTTGCCTGCGGCAGGCGTGACCGTAATCGCACCTGCGGCGTTGGTCGATAGCGCGTAAAGTGCGAATTTGTCGGCGGTTACGGTCTCTGCCGGGAGCGCCGTGCCCGCCGGGACGGCCGCGCACGTCAGCGGCGTGGCATTTCCGCCGGGCGCATAGTGAAACCCGCCAATTTTCCTGCTGTTGGCGGTCGTGTATCCGGTCGGTGCCGTGAACGACGCGTCGGCCCGGATCGAACCGTCATCACACACGTAGATCGCGTAATCGGTACCTGCAGTCAGCGCGGGCATCGTGACGGCAGTATCCACGCCAAATGACACGACATTGTGTGGCGTCCCGACGACCGTGCCGCCCTTTACACTGATGGTGTCAGCGCCGGTAACGGTGAATGCAACTGAACCGGAGTCGGATTTGTAGAATCCGCCGATGGATGAAATGGCGGCATTGCCGCTGCCAGTCCCGCGTACCGGATTGAACATCCCGAACATGGATCACCCGTAATAGCTGATGTTGAGCTTTGCGGAGGCGGCAACCTCGATGATCCTGATTGTGCCCAATGCCCCCGTATAAGGCAGCGTTTCACCACTCTGAATCAACATTCCAACGGCAGCGGTCGGCGCCGTGCCGTCGTCACGCCAGCGGACGGATTGTGATTCGGCCTGGATCAGCGCACGCTTGGCGCCGTTCGGGACAGTCAGGCCAACAGCCGCAACGAGATTGCTGATTTGCTGGTAACCCAGCGGGAGGTCTTCACCGCAGACGGTTTGTTCGTGTCGCGCCATGTGTCACCTGATAAAAAGCGGGGCGCACGATGGCGCCCCAGAGGTCCTATGAAGATGCCCGTCTCTTGAGCTCAGCCATCAAATGCGGCTTTGCTCGTATCCTGCGACATGATCACGAACCGCCACACTCCGGATGGCGGCGTCACGCCTCCTGCGGTCGGGTTAACGAAGATCACCGACACCGTATCGTCAGCGCTCACCCAGCCGACCGTTGCCGAGACTCCGGCGACGTGCGATGGCGGAATGATGCCGACGACCGCATCTGCCGGGACCGCCCGACCGGTACTGGAAAGAGCCGCCGTGACGGCGGCCTTCACCCCTGGAACGGTCACGGTCTGCGCAGCCGTGGTAATCGTCGCCACTTCGGCCGGGGTCCAGCTCACGTCAACAACCTGGTAGCTTGCCTGATAGTTCGGCGTGTACGAGGTCACGCTGTTTGGAGTTGCCATGATTACGCTCCTACGGCCCGGACGGCCAGTTCAGGATAGACCGCCGCCGCGCCCGCCAGCACATCGAACCGGCAAATCATGGCGTTACTGTTTATGTTGTAACCGCGCCAAACCCTGCAGGCGATCCCGTTTTCGTTCACACGGCTCGCTTCCTGTTCGCCGCCCGGGAGGTCGAGGTCCACCGACGCGAACACAAAAGCGTCCTTGTGGAATGCGAGGTTCTGGCCGGCAATCCCGCCAGTCGCTGCGGTCGAGACGATGGTGATCACATCACCCGACTGCGGCAGGCTGTCAACGTTCTGGAACTGCCCGGTGGCTGTTCCAGCCGCGGGCCCACGAATCACCGGTGAGATCGGCACGGCCGCATGCGCGCCACCAACCAGCGTGGTATCAGCGGTCACGACGACCGTGAACCGGTCACCAGCACCATTTCCCCAAACCTGCCGGGATTGCGGGTTGACGCCATAGCGGCCGGTGATGCGGATCAGATCGCCCTTTTTCAGCGTGCCGCCGACGGCCGCGAGGCCGGCGACATTCAGCGTGGTCGCGCCATCTGCCACATTCGCGCCGAGCGTTCCGGTATCGGTCGGGTCGATCGACGATCCAGAGGTGTGCTTCGCGATGTTCTGGTCCATTGCGAAGTTGAAACCCATGATGTCGTCGCCCATCGCGCCGAGTTTGAAGTTCCGGCTGATGGTCGAGCCAGGATTGAACAGCCCGGCCAGGTTGCCGACCAATGCGCCCTGCATCGACGGCGACACAATGAACTGCCGGTTGCCGTCCGCCGGAGCGGCGTTGTTGTGCAGCATCGTCTGCGCGTCGAGCATCAGACTCAGCGCCAACGCCTGCGTGGTGGGATTGGTTCCGGGCACTCCAACCTGGTTGTAGACCGCCTGATAGAACGTGGTCGCGCAGTACACGTCGATCATGTTCGCGACGGTCGCGACCTGCGGTTTCACAAACCGATCGGAGAACTCATCGATGTTCAGCGTGAGGTCAGTGGTGCTGAACTGGATGTCGCACCCGAACAGCGGCTGCAGAGTCAGCGGAACGAACTGTTCCGTGCTGGCCTCGATCGAAGCCTGTTCACCGCGACGCCCGATGTAGCGCGGCGGTTTCCGGATGTTGATGGTGTCGCCGGCCTTCCGGCCGTCGATCGCGAACCGGCTTTCATACTGCCGGTTGACGGCCTGCGGAAACAGGCACTGGTTGGTGAGCACCCGCGCGGCTTCGCGCGTGATGTCCACGAGAGTGAGTAAGGTATTTGCCACGTAAGGACTCCGCAAAGCACTGAAGCCCGGCATCTCTGCCGGTCCCATTGCCGTTGCGAAGCGGCTTACGCTCCCCTTTCGGGGCGACCATTACGTGGCGAACGCCGGGTGCGAACCGGATACGCGGCGGGCATCCTGCCCCGGCCGTAACGTGGCGAGCGTTCTACCTATCCATTACTATGGAAATGATACACAAAGCAATCATCCTGTCAAGATAAAAACCCTGCGATCAACAGCGCAATCAACCACAGAGACAACCACGCCGATAGCAGCACCAGCGCGACCGTCGCCGCTTTGGCCCGTTCGATCATTTCCCCGCCCTCCTCTTTTCCTGCGCCTCACGGATCGCGACGAATTCCGCATAGGTCCGCGCACTGCTGATGTCGGCGTTTGTCGGCGGAGCTGATGCGCTGATGGGCTTGATTGGCGCAGGCGTCGGTTTCGGTGTCGCCGCTGGTTGCATTGGCGCTTGCTGCTGTTGCATGCTGGCCTCGATGATGGCCTCGATCCGACCGATCGCCATCGCGGCGGATACCGGGTCCATACGTGCGATGCTCGAAGCGACATGCGGGTTGTTCCCAAGCACGTAGATGAGTTCCGCTGGGTGCGCGCTGGCCGTGATTGCACCGCCGATACCAGGGTGATGCGCCACCATCGGATCGTCCAGTAGCGCCATCTTTGCATCGTGATAGTCCTCGTGCGCGGCAGCGAACTGCTGCTCAGCGCCGATCAGCCTGGCTTGCGTCTGCCGGTGCACCTCGGCCTGGATGCGCTGCTCCAACGCCTGATTGACGCGATAATCCATCGCCGCCTGGATATAAGCGGGGTCGAACTGCCCGGCCGGATAATCGTCCGGGTTCGGAGCGGCTGTCGGATCATGCTGGCCAGACGATTGATCCACGCCCATCTGCTTGGCCAGCAGTGCTTGCTGCTGCGACAGCAGCGACTCCAGCCGGTCGGCACGCTGCTGCGCGGCCTGGCGCTCGCGCGCCTCGGCCGACAACCGATCGCGCAAGGTCTGCCCCTTGGCGAAGCGCCCATTCTCGTCCCGCGGTTGTTGTTGCGCGGCTTCCTCTTCCTCGCCTTCGTCGCCGCGGAACTCCTCGTCGGATGGCTGCTGCTGCGATTCGGCGCCAGACCCCTGATCTACTGCGCGCTCACCGCGCGCGGCCGGCGTCGATTCGACCCGACCGAGCGGGAAACGATTCTCGCTGCTTTCCTCGACAGTTTGTGCGGTATCCGGAACGGTGTCGGCTGGTTCAGCCTGCAATGCTTTGGCCATTGTTCATCTCCATGGGTTGTTCGTTCGGTTCATCCGGCGTTGGCTGCGAAAGCACCGCCGCTTCATTCATCGCCATCGCTGGCGTCTTTGGCTCACCAGACAGAATGACGCGCAGCCGCTCCGTCATCGCCCGGTAGCGCTCGATTTCCTGTTTCTCCTCCTCGAATGTGACGCGCTTGCCAAGCTCTTGCAGTTGCCCTTGCAGCATCTCCGCCATTCTCATCGCCTGGTCGGCCTGCTGCATCAGTTGCTGCTCGCGCGGCGTCGGCGGTTCGTCGCCTTCCGCGCCTGGCGGCCTCAACCGTTCGGCAATCTTGTCGGCCACCGGGCTGTCCAGACTTGAGATCACCAGATCACCAGCGGCTTGCATCAGTGGAGGAAACTTCGCGGCCAAGTCCATCAGCATCGCCGCGCTTTCCGCGCGGCGCGTGGCAAATGACGGACCAGTGCTGATGGCAACATCGTACTGACCCATCCCGGGATTGTAGATGGCATCGATCCCCTTCATCTGCGGCGATGCGACGCGCGCTTGCGGCTGGTTCGGGTCGATCGCAACTTGCTGCACCGTTCCGTCCTCACCGAGGATTCGGAACAGCATCGGCCGGGTGTACACCTTCGGGATCATGTCGATGATCACGCGTCCGAGCTGCTCGATGGCCTGGTTGGCGTGAATGCTGAAATGCGCCAGCGAGATATCCCCTTGCCGTTGCTGTGCGAGGATTGCACGGCCGGATTGATCGGATTCGTCCGCGCTGCCCTGACTGGCGTTCCACTGGCCCGTGACGGCCTTCATGTCGTCAATGGCGAGCTGCAGAAGATTGAACGCGCCCTGCGGAATCTGCGCGAACGGCTGGCGCTGCGGTGCGCCGACGATTGTCCCGGCAACGCTCACCGGCTTGTAGCGAAGCCGCGTCAACGGCACGCGGTTGGCCTGCGACCACTCCTCTTCGTAGTCCTCGGTCTGACCGGCCGCCGCGATCCATGGCGCCAACGGCTGCAGCCCGACCAGCTCCGTCATCGCCGATTGCTGGTAGTTGTACTGGATCTGCGATGATCGCAGATCGCGCACCATGCCGTGCCAGTATTGTTTGCCGTCGATCCGCGTCGCCTGCCCGGCGAAACGCACCACCGGCAGCATCGCGCACGGCATTTCCCGGCGATCGATGATCGTGCTGCCGGCGACCTTGTACCACATGCACCGCGTCTGCTCGATTGGCCGGCGATCCGCTACCATTTCGTCCGGGTAAATCTGCCCACCAAGGATCGATTCGACCACGCTGCCGTCTGACAGCCTCAGCAGCTCGCCAATCTGGAATGTTTCCAGCTCGAAGTATTCAGCCACCCGAACACGGTCGCGCTCGTCCCAGCCTCGGTTATCGCCGGCGCCGACAAACGAGAATGATCCGGTATCGACATCGCCGTACTGCTGCCTGAACTCGTCCCGACTCATGTCCTCAGCGATCAGACAACGTCTGCCGTCCGATCCATCCGGCAACACGGATGACGGGTCGAAATACACACTGTACGGATTCGGCACCGGCAGGATGACGATTTCCTGATCGAAGCCCGTATCGTCAACGTACTGCGTCGCCACCCGGCAATAGCCGATCCCCTCGCGGATAGCCGGTTCGATCGCCAGTCCGTAACACATCTCCGATTTGCTGCGCTGCTGGATGTAGCGGACGATTTCTTCGAGTGCTTTCGCGGTATCCGGGTCCGCCTCGTCGTCTACCGGGCGAACCTTGATCTGGGGAACGGCCGACAGGTAGGAATTAACCGATCGAGTCACAAACTGCTTCGCACGGTTGATCACCAGCATCGGCCGTTCACGACCCGGCGTCATGCGGTCCCGTCTGGCCCATGACGGCCACTGCTCGCCAAGCGCGCAGAACCGCAAATCCTCGATGCGCTGGGCCCGGGATTCGCGGTCGGCATCCACCGCCAAATTGAAAAAGGCGTGAACGCGACGGATGATTTCTTCATCCTCGCTCACGCCGATTGCCTGATCGTCGTTCACATCCATCCCATTTCACCCCGGTACGGTTTCGGTTCTCGCTTCTCGAGCGCAACAGGTTTTGCTATCGCCTGATCCATGCCGGACATCCACAGATAGCGGCTGGCGTCGAGCGCGTGGTCGCGCTCCTTCACTATTCGTCCCTTCTCGTCCCTGCGGTAAACCCGGTATTCGCCGAGCCAATGCTGAAGCGTCGCGAACACCTTCAGCCGGCCGGCGCTCATCAGTTCCCACCCGCGGTAGATACCCGCCTCCACTGCGTTGTTCGCGAGATCGATATTCAGACCGAGATCCATGTAATCCTGCAGCAACTGTCTGCCATCGGCCTGCCCGCGGCCGCGGGCGGCGGGATCGATCACCCCGGGAATCCACTCACCGCGGGCACGAATCGCGGAGGCGTGCACGCTGGGCTCGGCCTCGCCCCGGTAGTATTCCGAGTACAGGTACACCGTTCCTGAATCCGGGTCTTTCGCGCCCCAGATGGCCGCGGTGCGATTCCACCCGACGTCCATGCCGTAGGCTCTTGGCCAATAGTCCGGGATTTCGAACGGCTGCACGACAATATCGGATTCCGGTATCGGGTAGATGGCCCCGGAGCCAAGCGCCGGGATACCGCGCATCCTCGCGTCGCGCTGGAATGGCGGAATATGAGATTCCAGCTCGGCCCGCATTTCCGGGGTGAGATGTGGCGCATCTTCCCACGTCGCCTGAACGATGTGGATCCCCGACGGCATTGGGTCCGGGATCGATCCGGACGGCATGAAGTGCTGAACAGTTTCAGTCAGCCCCCAGACCGGCGTGAATGTCTGCAACAACCGGCCGTTGCAGGTCATGGTCCGGATGATGCACTCGGTCACCACGCGGATCGGCGGCTCCTCATCAAGCCAGATGAAGTCGACCGCTTTTCCCATAAACGCTTCTTCCCCCTGGTCGTAGGATTTCAGCACGCAGGTCGAGATGCCTCCTGTTTTGTGCCGAACCTCGAACGTATCGACGGCCCTGGCCACGCCTGATTTGGTCGTCGGCTTCCCGATGATCGATCCACGTGGAACGGTGCCAGTGCCGTATTCGATGCCATCACCCAGCAATGCGGCCTGCACGAATTCGCGCGTGGTTTTCGCCGTATCGCCCGCGCACCAGCAAATGATGGGTCGATCGAACCGCATCCCGTCCCACCAGTCCGGATACCGACCAGTGAGATGGACCGCAGCTTCGTAGGCGCCAGTGACCGTTTTCCCGGTTCGGTTCGCAGAAATCATCAACCGTGAACGGCAATCGCTACCGCGAGCCATCAGCTCGCAGTGCTTGATGTACCCGCTCGCTGGCCCGCCAGGAAATAGCGAATCCATTCGCCGGTATTCGTCCCTGTCCGCCCGCTCGGCGAACATCCGGGCGGCGGAAACGTGGTCCCTCACGCGCTTCAGTTCATTGCGAACCGATGCGATGCTCATGCCTGCTTGTTCAGATCAGAGCGTACCAGCGACGCTTCGAGCAATAGCCGCCGATCGCGCTCGCGGAGGTGAATTCCGACCGCCTCCATCTCTTCCAGCGCATCCCTGCGTCGGATTGCGTTCGCGTCCTGCTTCTCAAACTTGGCCAGGTCCGTCCGCTCGTTCTGTCGCTGGACGATCGCATCGACCCGCGAGGCCAGTGACCCGACACCCTCAACTGATCCGTCGCCGCGATTCGATCGCCATTCGGCGATCAGATCGGCAATCTTCTCCAGCATTGAGATCAACAGGTCGATCAGCAAAAATACATTCATGATGGTCCTCACTTCGCAATGATCCTGATTTCATCCCCCGACACCGGCACCTGCTGCACCTGTGATCCAGCCCGGTAGATGTTGATCGAGAATGCCGGATAAACCGGATCAGGAGTCGGCGGAGGAACGGTCGCCGCCGCGTACTCGATCGCCCCAGCGGTTGCCGGGTTGGGCCGCGCAGTGCCAAACCAATCCGTCGGCACCTCGGCGATCTTCGCGACCTGGGCCCGCTCCTTCAGCCGGAAATACTCGGGTGAGATGGACGTGCCTCCGACAACCTGCGCACCGGTCAGATTGTTGACCACGCGCGTATTGCCGGCCGTCTGCCCGACCTGCAGCGTTCCGTTCACCAGCGTGTTGTGCGCGATCAGCGCGCCGTCCAGTTTCGACCCGGCGACGCCGGTCCAGCAAAATGCGCAGAGCGGCACGTCCTTCAGCAGATTGTTGATGATCCGGTTACCGTACGACCTGGGCTTCGACGCCACCTCATCAGCCAGCGTGATGCCGGATGCCGGATTGCCGTTCCGTAGCGGTGCGGCGGCGGTGTTGTAGATCAGGTTCCTCTGCGCCACCGCGTTGCGTGCATCAGAGACGTACAGATTCACCGAGAAGTTGTCGTAGATGACGTTATCCTCGATCACCGTGCCGTCCGCCTCGAAGGTCGAGAGGCCCTCGCCCCAGTTGCCGTAGACGACGTTGCGCCGGATCACATTGCGACTCGCGATGCCGTCCGCGCCTCGGGCCGCATTCAGCCCGCCGGACCACATGCCGCCGCCGGCGCCGTTCAGGTTCGACAGCGCATTGCGGTAGACGCGGCTGTCCTCGACCAGGCAATCATCGCCCTCGATCAATACGCCGTTCTCGCGCGAGTCGTGAACGTCCATCCGCCTCGCCGATCCGTGATGCCCGTACAGCACCAGGCCCCGCTGCGCCGAGTTCTTCAGCTCGAAGCCGGACACCTCGACGTGTGCGCCGTTCACGTAGATCAGCCCGTACCACTGGCCCGGGATCTTGTTCTGGCCGTCCAGCACCGGCGTTTCGCCGGGGTAGGCCTGAATCCGAATCGGCGCCGCAGCAGTCCCCGACTGATTGATCGTCACCGACTCGACGTAGGTCCCGGCCCGGACCTGCACGATATCGCCGGCCCTGGCCACTGCGACGCCTTTGCCGATGGTGCGGAACGGCGCCGAGGCCGAGCCAGGATTGCTATCGTTGCCGCCAGGCGCGACGACATAGGTCGCGCCGAACGAGGCTTGTGCGGCCAATGCCGCGGCGAGAATTATTCGATACATCTCAACCCCATTTATGGTCGTTTGTGTGCCTAAACCGCGTTAGACGGCATAAGTTCCAACTGCTCACAGTGTCTTTGCGCCGCCCGCCATTTCTCCCACGCCCTACCCACGGCACCGCTGCCGGGGAACAGGTCACAGAAATCATCGTCCGGGAGCAAGTTCAAGCCCTCGAACACCCAAAAGCAAAACCGCTCCGGCTTCGCGCCAGGGAAGCCGCGCATCATCGCTATCGGCTCCGCTATGTGGTCGCGCCACGTCTTCTGGTCAATCGTCCGCTTCCGCGCTCTGTGAAAGCTGAAAATCACAGGCTCCCACGTCCAAGCCCGCGTCACGTTCTTCTTGAAAGACGCGAACGGCTTAACCCATGCCGCCACCCTCACATCCTGCGGGCACATCGCCAAAATTTCGCGCATCGCCGGTTCGTGCAGGCTCATCGCCCATGCGTCGTACTCGTCCATCATCCGCTCCACCAAACGGCGGTGCGTCTCCGGCTTGTCGTACTCCGCCGCATCCGGGTGCATCTTCCCGTAGAAGGCTTCGGCAAGCCCAAGGTAGGGCGGGTCGGCGTAGGCGGCTCTCATGTCTAACTGTCGCTTCGAGAGGGACGCTCCGCCAGCTGCGCTGGCTCCGCGCCCCTCAAGCTAGCGGTAGGTCCCAGTACCAGTGCACAGGCGTGACAATCGCAATCGTCAACGAATTCATGCGGTTCTATCAGTTCGTCCACCACCATTCCTCCCGATGCACGTCCCTGTGCTTTCCAGACTTAGTCGACCAGGACGACGGCGACGGGATCGCCGGGCGCTGGATCAGAGAGCGTCGTGACCATGATCACTTCGCGATCCTTCCCGCCATAGTTGTGCATGCAACCCCGTTGGGGCAGCGCTCCAACCTCGACGTTCGCCGGGATCACCTGCCCGCTATTCGGTTCGTTCCGTCCGATCGGGTACGACGGCAGGCTCGGGTCTTTGTGGTAAAACTTCAGCGTCACTTTCATGATTTCACTCTCTCTGGTTGATACTTTCCAGTCATCATCTGCTCGATGATCTCTTCCGCGCGGGCCCGCGTCTGCCGCGCCCAGAGCGTTGCGGCCATGCGTTCGGCCGCCATTCCCCACTGCCCGGACCGCAGCAGGTTCAACGTGGTCTTCCAGCCGCAGAGCCCCGCGACGCCGAGCTGGAACGCCATGTTCACCAATGCGTCCCGCCGCGGCTGATCGAGATTCGCGACCCACGGCAACCGCTCGATCAGCGACCGCTCGGTACGCTCCACGTCCCGCTGCAGCAGCCATTCCGCCCCTGCGGCGCTGATCACGCCGTCGCGGTAGCTGGCTGCCTTGCGATCTTCCTTGCTCAACGGGTTCGCGTCGAGGTTATGGCCGTACCCGATGGTCCGGTGCCCGGTGGGGCACCTGTACACCCACAGCCGCAGGCCCTCGTGCCGCCGGAGCTGGGCAATCAGTTCAGTTGTTGCCATAGCTGTTCCGAATCCGCATCGGCAGCCGGACGGCCAGTTTCCCGTGGCGCTTCACCAGGTCGCGGAGAGACAGCGTTTCGCCTCCTGGCATGTGTACCGCCGTGATCTGGTAGCGCTGTGACGTGTCGTAGACGAGGCGGAGTGCGCCGACGCGGATAAATTCCGATTCGTGCCACGGCAGCGATCGTCCAGAGTCGTAAACGTCGGACAGGCGATTCATATGGAAGCATCCCCAAGTCGATATCAGCGCAGTTTTGTGCGACAAGCTACCCCTGTAGCGGGTTCATTCGTTATGAGCGGAATTGGCTCCACCACGCCGGTGCGCGTGCCATCCTCCTGGCATTTCCTCGCCCTTCCAGACGCCGGAGATCAATCGCCACCCACGGGATGCGATTTCGTGATCGGACAGACACCGGCGACCGTAATCCGGGCCGGACTGGTTCATTGTCCCGGACCGATGTTCACTGAATAGCGTCATGCCTGAAAAAACCCTGCCACATGCTCTGCACTGTGATCTCATGCCAGCAGCCTCTCTGCGTCCCGTAGCGACGCGCAAAACCCAGCGACGCCACCAGCATGGCGCACCACACCCAAAAATCGCGCCTGCGCCCTCTCGCGGGCATTGCGCGGCGACCCGCGCCAATCACCCGACTTCACTTCGACCGCGAGGAACCGGCCATCGACCAGAAACCCAATGATGTCCGGCACCAGCTCCATCTGCTCCGCCACGGCCGACGCATGCGCCGACGACCGCCGGGATGCCGATCTCATCTGCTGCTGACCCTCGATGTCGCAAAATCGGACGAACCGGGGCGATTCCGGATCGCCGATCATCGCGGCTCCCGAGTTGATCCGGATCAACCGGGAAACGCGAGGATGGAGCGACAGATATCGGCGGATATCGCGCAGCACCTGGGATTCGGTCTGGACGGTCGGCTTCAACCGGATTCGCGGTTTCGCGGCGTACAACACAGTCGGCTCACTCATCCCAATTTCTCCTTTAGTTCGTCCAGCTCCGCTCGCATTTCTGCGACGCTGGAAATTTCGGCCGCTACTTTCGCCGCAGTCAGCAACGCAACAGCTTCATCGATTGTCACGCGTCCATTGGCCAGATCTGCCAGCACGACGCGGACCTGGCCGACAGGATCATCGTCCGGCAGGTTGACTGAGACCGGAAATGCCCGTGGTTTGATCGGTGGTATCCATCGCCCCATCACCCAGAGCACAGCTTGTGGATCACGTTCCGCGATCAGGTCACGAAGCGCCGCGGTCGCATCAACAGTCAGCTCCTCCAGCAGCTTTCGATAGATCGGCGGGCGCTTCGTGCGGCCGGAAGGGTTTCCTGACTGGCCGGGCTTGAATCGCCCACGCCGGTCCCTTGTTTCCTGCTCGTCCCGAGGGATTTCAGGGGTTTCAGATGTCATCACACGCTCACCTAAAACGGAATGTCGTCGTTCAGTTCGTCGTCAGCCGGCCGCCGCTGGCGGGCCGGCGCCTGGCTTGCCGATTCGGCCCGCGGCGCATCCCGGCGCTCAACGTCGTAGAAATTCGCGAATACCCGTGTCTCGCCGTCCTTCCGGATGAGCCCAGCGAGATTCACGTGCGCGTCCAGCGTGATGTACTGCCGGCCCTCGTGCTCATGCAGTTGGCCGATTGTCAGATAGCGCTTCTTTGTCTCACCGCCGGATGTTGTGTACTCGCCGTTCGTCACGACGATGTTTTTCAGGATCACGATTCACCTCGCACAAATTTCTGGTGCAGCACATCCGCGCGCCGATTGAAGTCGGCGTAGTCCTGCGCGTTTCTGAACTTCCCGCCGTCGTATCGGCCGCCGTCCGCGAAGCGGATGGTGATTGCCACCGGCTTGCCGAATACGTCGGCGACCGATCGCAGGAACTCGCGGTCCGGGTCGGCCAGGGCGGCGAAGGCTTCACGCTTGGCCCGCGTGGCGCGTTCCCGCAGCGCGGATGCTTTTGCGATTGGGTCGTCTGTGATCAATGCAGCAATCCCAATGACCGAATGGCGTCGTCCAAAATGTGCATTGGATATACATTCACTCGATACGTACCCTCAACAATTTTTGGTGTCTCTATCCCCTTTTCTCTGCAGAGAGATTTCGCGATTTTCGCAACGACAACCTTGAGTGTGGACCCGTGATAGTCCGATTCTGGGTTGAGACCACGAATCAATAACCCCTGACGAGCCGTAGCGGCTTCTTTTGCTGCCGCCTGCGCGACAAATTCTAGGCCCTTAATTCGCTCGCGCTCTAGCGATTGAATGCGAGATTCGTGTTCCTGTTGTTGCCGTTCAATATCGACGACATGCTGAATTGTCGCCAACAGCACCTCAGCAGTTGTCTTCGGAGCATCCTGTTTCGCTATACCAAGTTTTTCTCGTTCCCATGCTGCAGCCATCTGGTGAACGATTTCCTTGGCGACTTCGTGATTGCGACATTCTGTTGCCGCGACAACGCCGGTTCCAGAGATTGTCAAGAAGCATTCCAGCTTCTGGGTGAACGGGTTTTCCATGCGGACCCAATGCGGACCCTCGATGATTGTTTTCTGGACACGACGCCATAGTGTTTGATCGATGTTGTGCTCTTGATGTCCAAATGCCAGCATCACATCCTTGAACCGAACAAGCGGAATACCTTCGCTCGATGTGGTTGCGCAAATCCGATACCCAGACACCGTGATCGTTTTTCCAGTCTGCATGACTTCGCCTCGTATTCCGTGACTCTTCGCGTGGCATGACGCGCAAAGCACAATCAAATTTTCCAAACAGTCAGCCTTGAAATTTTTCGGATACCTGACGTGGTGAACGTGGTCTGGTGAATCACCGCACATCTCGCAACGATGACCTGCGCGATTTCTGGCGTGCCGTGCCAGCGATTTCCATCCATCGCTTTTCAGATAATCCTGATATCTCATCGGCGACGCCGTTTGTTTTGCCGTTCAACCGACTGCGATTCTTGCCGCATGAGCCCCGCATAACGCTGCATCCGTTCGCTCCATGACTGGCAGTATTCGCACGGCGGTTCCTGTCGAGCGAAAACAGGCCCCTTGATGTGCACCAGCCGGCAAGTGCACCCGCCGTCATCCGTTGGTGCCATCGCCGACATCCTGGCCGCCGATCATTGCGTTCGCCCTGGCCAGCACATCGGCCCGGCGCGCCTCATCCGCTGCACGCTCTTGTGCCTTGCGCTCACGCACCGCAGCCTCATCCGCCGCGGCCTTGGTTTGCAGGATGTCTTTCAGCGACGCCAGCATGCCGCGCGCCTTCTCGGCCTGGTCTCGTCGATCCGGGTCCGTCTTTACGACGTGCTCCAGCACCCGGATGGTGTCCGAGATGGATGCTTGCGTCCCCGGAAGTGCGTCCAATGCGGACCGCGGTAACCGCCGCAACTCCACAGCTTCCGTGATGCGCTGTCGCCGCAGATTCGGGTCTGAACCGTGCGTCACCCACCAACGCGGCGGGGTGCCGGAGAACTTCGCCGCACCAACCAGCCGGTCGTAGGTATCGCGAAACGCCATCCTGGCTCCAACCTCATCGCCGATGTCCATGATCGGCTGCGCCGCTTCCCTGGCTCGCATAATTTCGTCCGTCACAACGACCGTATCGGATTCATCGAAAGTTCGGACGCAGATGCTCCAGGCTTCGTCCGAACTCGGCCAGGCTTGGCCGTTCACCGGCTCAAGCACGGCAGATATATCCGAAACAGTTGGCGCAAATCGGCCACGCTGCGGGTCTCGCAAATGGACGGTTAGTGCTCGCCTGATGTCCGCCAGTTGGTAATCACGCAATGCCTCGAACGCGAGTTCGATTGCACCCGGAGTGATCGCCTTACCGACCTGCTCCCAAGCAAACGCCCATGTCTCAGCAAATGCCTGAAACTCAGTTGATCTCATAGCATTCTCCGTCGATCAGGTTTTGTCGCCGCTGAAATCTCGCAATAGCATCCTGCACGGCCGATGAGTTATCCGACGCTTTGCTTTGTGTCCGTGATTTATTTCCAGCATACGCCGAGCTAGTCGCCGGTTTCGCTGGTCCTTGGTCAAACTCATCCATCCAGCCTTTCGCGTTCAACCAAGTTGCAGGATGTGGGATATACCCGCCATCGAGAAACCTGCTATCCAGGGTCATGGCCCGCTCAATGCCTGCGATGATTTCGGCAGTGAGTTGCTCGTCCGGGTTGATTTTCGCGAAGGCGCGTTCGGCTTGGCCTTTCGAACACTTGCGGGGATACGCCCGCCAGAATTTCTCGAACAGCGGATCGGCTGATGTGCCTGCGCTGCAGTCCTCGCGCACACGCGCGCGTCTCACAGTCTCTCCTTGGTAGGTTCTTGGTAGGTTCTTTTTAGGTTCGTGTCCCGTTTTTGGTACTGGTGCGGTCCCGTTTTTGGTACTGGTCTTGGGAAAAACGGTACTGGTACCGAAATTGGGACTGGTACCGAAATTGGGACTGGTTGACCGGATTGAACCTGTCCCGTTTTTGGTACTGGTCGCGTGCCGGTCCTCGACACCGATCAGTCGGTACATGGAGCTGCCTCCATGCCGTCGTTCAACCGACAGGAGACCATCCGCCTCCAACGAGGCGATCGCTTGCATGATTGTTTTTCGGTCCAAATCGGTATCTAATTCCAGACGAGATATTGACGGCCACGCTGTATGATTCTCGTCAGACCGGTCTGCGATTGCCAACAAAACTAGTTTTCGGCTTGCGCCGATACCTGTTTGTTGCCATGCCCAGCGGGTTGCGTCGACGCTCATTTGTGATAGTATTTTTTGGACGTCATTGATCTATTCATGAGACGTCCAGCCCGCCGGACTGGTGGTTTCACGATTGCCAGTTCCGGCACCCACTTGGCTCCGCTCAAAGCGAGCCGTTTCAATCCTCAATCTCTTCCGAAGCGCTGCTACCTTCCCGCTTCGCCGCAGCCTCTCGCGGCCCTGCCACTCTCTCCCGCGGATGATGATGGGCTGATACATCAGCGCTTCGCCTCGAACTCGGCGCATTTCTCGCGCGCTGCTCTGCGCCAGCGGGTGCATATATCCAGCGGTTTGTGATCGGTTTCGACATGCCAGAAAAATCGGCACGCGTGGCATTTCGGCGCCTCGACGAGGCCCGGGAAATTGATTGTGACGGGTGGTGGTTGGATCATGCGCGCAGCCCTCGACAGATGATGCGCTGGGCCAGCAGCCCCATCGGGCTGCTGTAGTCGAACGAGATCGATACGGTCTCCTGCTGAGCCTGGCGGCCGGCGCGGCCGAGAGCCGCCAAATCCTGACACTGCTCGCACTGCGTCGTACCCTGCCGGCGCGCATTGCGCAGAGCGACCGGCGTGCGCTTCAGTTCTGCGCCGCAGTTGGTGCATTCGCACAGCCACATGCCGGCCTGTCTGATCGGCCTGATCACCCGCAGCGCGCCGTAGACCTCGCCTGTACGATCGACCCATTTCGCCATTAAGGCCACCCTCCGGCGTAGAGCGACGCGACCCGCTCACGCGGCCTGGTGTCGGTGCACCGCGGGACCCACCAGAAACAGTGATCGGGATCGAACCAGCTCCCGTGCGAGTAGTCGACGCCGCGTCCAGATCGCGCATGCCGGCCGCAGTTCTCGCG